CCCAGAGCCAATGCTTGATGACCTATATGAGTCAATTGAAAAGCACATTGAAGACTTAAAGAACGCTGGCGAATTGGCTAATGCTAATAGGGAAAATGGTCTAATGGACTTCCTAGCAGCACGACAGACAGCCTCGCAGAAGTTCTGCTGGCAACTCCGTGTAAGCATGGAGAAAGAGGAGATGGATTACTAATGCCATATCACGTAGGAGAAAGAGGAACAGGTGGTTGCAAGAATGGTTACCCTGTTGTAAAGGATAGCACTGGAGAGGTTATTGCCTGTCACGATACTCGTGCAAGTGCAGAAGATCAGATTATTGCCATCAACCTAAATGAAACAAAAGGTGATTGGGGAATCACTCCAACACAGACCACATCAGACAATGCTATCTACCCTAATATAGGGGTTAAGGCTCCAAAGCAGGGTAGAGCAGGTGGCACAACTGGTAGCAACATTAAGAGTAAGTATGGCAAGCAACCAAAGAAGACTCGTAGAGGTCGCTCATCAGATGCTCTAGGCTCGGATGGTGCTATTGCAACCACATCTGGAACATCCATGGGAACCAAATCCGATGAAGCAGTTTCCTGGGAACTTAACCTACAGCCAGTTATTAAGGGTGAGTCCGTTATCAAACAGGGTCCTTGCTGGGATGGGTATACACAACGTGGCATGAAGCCAGGGGACAATGGCAAGATGGTCCCAAACTGTGTTCCGATTTCAAAGGCTGATGCAGCAATCGTTGAGGGTGACTTCGTTCTAGCAATGACAACAGAGGGTCCTATTGTTGGACAGGTTGAGCATGTAATGCTTGAGGGCGGAACATACGGAGAACCTGAAAACCCATACTCTGTAGAATCAACTCCAGAAAATCCAGCGGTAGCGATTAGAATGCTTGAAGAGGAAGATGGAATGTATTACTACACACCTTACTCTATAGGTGCTTTAATGTCCAACATTACAAGGATTCCAATGCCAGAGATCAGCTTAGAAGACTATGAAGATAAAGAGTCTATGAATAAGGAAGATGGCAAAGCAACAGGTGCTGGAACCGCAGTTGGTTGGACTCGTGCAGGTCAGCTAGCAAGAGGAGAGACACTATCTCTTAGCACTGTCAAGCGTATGTATTCTTACTTCTCACGCCACGAGGTAGACAAAAAGGGCAAGGACTGGGGTAACACAGCAAACCCATCTAACGGCTACATCATGTGGCTTGCTTGGGGTGGAGACGCAGGATTCTCTTGGTCTAGAGGTATTGTTCAAAGAGAAGCAAAGAAGTTCTGGGACGGCTCTGCTTTCGGTCAGAAGTAATCCAACGTGGATTTTGTATGGGTATGTCGCAGAGGCGACAATGAGGAACTCCGCTACTCAATTCGATCGGTCCTATCAAGCTTTCCAGATGCAAACATTTGGGTAGTCGGAGGTAGACCAGATTGGTATAGCGGCAACTTTATTAAAACAAATAGGATTCCCAACAAATACAGTCAGGTAGAGGAAAACCTACAGAGACTTGTGAATAACAAAAACATATCCGAAACATTTGTTTTGATGAATGACGACTTTTTTATAGTTAAGCCAGTGTCAAGCATAGAGTATTTTCATAGAGGATCTCTGGAATCGGCATACAATGACCTAGTGGAACACCTGGGGCAACCAGACCTTTACGCCAACAGGCTATCCAAAATGCTTAAGATGATCGTTAATCAATTAAAAATTAAAGATCCACTTAGCTATGAGCTACACGTTCCGATGGTGATGGAAAAGTCTAAACTGTCTACATTGCTTGGAAAGAAATACCCAATGTGGAGATCTTTTTATGGCAACAAGTATTCTGTTGGGGGTAGCCGTATCTCGGACGTAAAGGTTTATTCACACAATGCAAATAGCTACAGATCCACTGACTATCTAAGTAATGAGTCTTCTTTCTTGTCTACAGATGACGACTCGTTCAAGATTCTTCAGCCATACCTGCACGAATTATTTCCAAACCCATCAAGGTACGAACTTGACAAACGATAGCGTATAGGCTATAATTGTATAAACAACACTAAGCATAGGAGAGACATGCGAAACGAAAATGGACACGACCACGAAAGCGAAGAGGTAGTAGCTGACACTGTGGAGTCTGTGGAGGAATCCGTAGCAGGACATGGCGAACACGCTGGTCACGCACACGAGGGCGAGAGCCTACTAGACACAATCATTGAAGTAACATTCGGACTAGAGCATATGGTATCCGAATTCTTTTGGAACTTAGTGTTCCTAGCAGTAGGCTTTGCGGTATCAAAGGCTGTAGCACTTCGCAAGATCCACAAATACATCGATGACAAGCACGGTGTTGAGCACGAGAAGACCGAATATTAAGGTATACTATTACTATGGAAAATAAACAAACTGAATGGGACATTGCAGGTGGCAACTTTAACAAGCCTGTTGAGTTTCCAGAAACTATAAACGAGGAAGATGCTAGGATCGGATGGTCCCTGGCAACAGATCCAGATTTACAGATTAGCGAAGAGGTGCTTAATAATATGAACGAAGAAAAGCCAGTAGAAGTTGCTGCAAAATCTCAAGAGACTTTGGAGAAGCCAAAGGCAAAGTCTAAACGCATCAACCCAGATGCCCTACCTGTTCTTTATACGGCAGTAGGTCTCGTTACCTTGCTAATGGTATCGTCCTTTGTTGTGTCATTTAGCGGTATCTACGAGGTGTCCGCATGGACTGGTCTTCCAGTAGAGTTGCAATGGCTACCAGCACTATTTATTGATGCTGCTATTCTTGCTTATACAATTTCACTTGTAGTCTTTAAGGCTCGTGGAGAAAGCACTTGGAGAACCTTAGCAGGACTAACAGGCTTTGCCCTAGTCTCTGTTGTTGCCAACGTAGCACACACCCTATCATTCTGGGATGGTCAGTTAACTGACTTCCGTTCCTGGATTGGCGTGGGTATCACAGCTGCAGCACCTATTGCTGTATTGCTTGCATCAGAAGAAATCACTCGCCTAGCATTTGACAAGGAGTAATACATGCTAAAGCCATTAGAAGACAGGGTAATTATCCTGCAAGAAAAAGAACAAGAGAAGAAATCAGCATCGGGACTCGTCCTGTCTGCTGTCCAGGAAGCCGCCAATAACATTGGTGTGGTTGTAGCCGTAGGGTTAGGACGTGTACTTCCAAGCGGTGAACGTGCAGAGATGGACGTAAAGGTTGGCGACAAGGTTGCGTTTAATCCATACGCCACCCAAAAGGTAGAGCACGAGGGCAAAGATTACGACATTATCTTTACCAAAGACCTAATCGCAATTATTGAAGATACAAATGAATAAGGTTGACGTTCTTGATAAAGGTTATGTCAGACTTGTGGATACGCTTGGTAGCGATCTATCAGTTGTTAACGCTGCTCGTGTATCTTACGATAAAGAAGTAGAAGAGTTCGGACCCAAAGATGGAAAACTTCTTGACTTCCTTATCCGTGAAGGACATACTAGCCCTTTCCGCCATGCAGCACTCACCTTTGAGGTATATGCCCCACTATTTGTCGCAAGGCAGTGGTGGAAGTATGCGGTAGGCTCTACTCACATAGACGATCAGAATGGTTGGAACGAAAGCTCACGCCGTTACATTACTGAAGACGAAGAGTTCTATGTTCCTAGTGCTTCCTCGTGGCGTAGTAAGCCAGAGAATAGCAAGCAGGGTAGCGGAGAGCCAATCCACTTTAGTCTAGGTAGTCATTACACCAATAAGCTAAAGGAGATTGTAAAGATAAGTACTGATTTGTATCACGAAGCTATGAACGATAACGTAGCCCCAGAGATTGCACGTCTATTCCTACCAGCATATGGAATGTATGTTCGCTGGCGTTGGACTGTATCGCTACAGGGAGTAATGACATTCCTAGATCAACGACTAGAGCACGATGCCCAGAAAGAAATCCAGGATTATGCCCTTGCTGTAAAGGACTTGTCTCACCAGGCTTTCCCAGAAACATTTAAGGTGCTGCACAAATGATTATTGGACTAAGCGGATATGCCCAGAGTGGCAAGGATACAGTCGCTAACTATCTTGTTGAGCATCATGGCTTTATAAGGATTGCTTTTGCAGACCCGATTCGAGAAGCCCTATACAACCTTGACCCAGTGGTTACAGATATACCAGAGCTATCTGGAATGCATCTGAAGTGGCTTGTAGATGGTTTAGGGTGGGAAAGAATAAAGATTGACTCGCCACAGGTTAGGGAAATGCTGCAGAGATTTGGAACAGAAGTTGCTCGCAACCTTTGGTCTGAGAATTTCTGGGTAGACCTAGCAATGAGCAAAGCAAAACTACTAGACAACGTTGTAATAACAGATGTAAGATATCCCAATGAGCTAGATGCTATTAGAGATGTATCTGGTAGTGTGTGGAGAGTTGAGAAGCCAGGAGTGTCTGCAGTAAACTCTCACACATCGGAGACAGCCCTAGATGGATACGTCTTTGATGAAATCGTAAGAAATGCTGGTAGCCTAGAAGATCTTCATGCTAAGATTAACAATATAATTAGTCGTTAGACTACAGGGGTGTTAGCCAAGTTGGTCAAGGCACCGTGCTCATAACACGAAGATCGTGGGTTCAAGTCCCACACACCCCACCATCCCTCCATAGCTCAGGGGACCAGAGCAGAGAACTTCTAATTCTAAGGTCGTTGGTTCGATTCCAACTGGGGGGACCATGATATAATGGTATAAACAGACAGGAATAAAAATGAAAATAGTTGCATACGTTCATCTATATCAACCAAGACACAACGCAGGTGCAGAAGCCATGCTCCACGAGATACTTCTTGAATTGGTTAATGATTATGGACACGAAGCGGTTGTAATATGTATGAACCCCCTTGGAAAAGAATACCAGGGCATAAAGCTGGTGGATGTTAATGACCCATCGGTCCCACAGGTATTTGAATGGTCTGACGTTATCTTTACTCATCTAGACTTTACTAAGAGGGCATCACGCTGGTCCAACAGGCTCAAGAAGCCATTGGTTCACCTAATTCACAATGATAGACAGGCTACCTTCCACGGTCTTACAGTGGACAATGCACAGCTTCTGGTATCTAATTCACAGTGGATTCACGACAGTCTACCAAAAGCCCTAAAAGAGCGTAGCGTTATTGTCTATCCACCAACCAACCCAGAGCGTTATAAGGTAAAACCAACTGGAGATTCTATTACCCTTCTTAACATGAACGAAGCAAAAGGTGGAAGGGTTTTCTGGGAGCTTGCCAGGATTATGAGTGATCGTAAGTTCATCGGTGTTCGTGGGGCATACGGAGAACAGATAGACTATCCAGAAGAACTACCCAACGTAACTATATATAAGAATGACCCAGATGTTAAAAAGATTTATGAACAATCTAGGATTGTTATCATGCCATCCGCATACGAATCTTGGGGTCGTGTTGCTATTGAGGCAGCATCATCTGGTATTCCAGTAATTGCAAATGCCACACCTGGACTCAAGGAGTCTCTTGGAGATGCAGGAGTGTTTGCAGACTACCAGAGCGTAGCAGATTACGTAGAAGCAATAAAGCTTTTAGATGATAAGAAGATATACAAGAAGCATTCTGAGATGTTGATCCAGAGGTCGTTAGACTTGTATGTCGATTTTAAGGAGCAAGTAAAATTGCTAGACGAAAGGCTTGCGGCAATTCCTAGAAGAAAGCCAAGAAGGGTTTAGTCTTCAGCAAGGCGTTCGTAAGCCCAGCCAAGAACCATTGCAGCAACTTCATCGTTCTCTGCTTCCTTCTGGTGAATCAACTCTCTAAGGTGTTCAAAGAAAGAGATCCTCTCAGCCATGGCTCCGAGGGTATAGACTTCAGAGTTAAGATCTTCAGACTTCTGAAATAGCTCATCAACTCTAGACTCAATATCTTCAATGTTATCCATATAAATATTATACTACCTATTGACAAAAGACTACCTGGCTGATACAATAGATATATGTTTGAATTAATAGGACTGGCGGTATTATGCATAGCGTCACTAATAGTAGTAGCAATGATAGGAAGCGACGAAGATGTGTGAGAAATGCGAATACGACTCCCTACAGGGTCTCAATGAAGAGCTCAGTGGGTTAGAGGAATTAAAGTCGAACTAGACGACGCTTGGTAGGATCGAACATCTTAGGATGTTTCTTATTAGCCTTACCATTCTGACGGTCAGAGTTGCGAGTAGAAGTTTTCTTAGCAGCCATATAAATATTGTATCACACCTTGACAAACGCTGTCCAAGAGTGTATAATAGAGTATAACAACAACAAGGAGCAGAAATGCATATTCCAACATTAGTAGAAATTACGACAGAAGACTTTACTGCTGTGCTAACCAGGTTCAATGAGCTACCAGCATCGAAGGTAATGCCCATTATGATGGCACGAGAAGACATGGCACAGCAAGCACACCTTGCTCTGGACCTATTCCTTTCGGAGTTAGCTTCGGAGAAAAAGGAAGAAGCTTTATCCCTAGGGACTAAACAAATTGCCAAGTTTATGGATGCGTGGATGAGAGAGGCACAGAATGAAGAATAAAGAAGTACAGCGTATGCTTGACAGGCTAAAGAAGAAAGCCGTTAAGGATATGCAGGACTGGCTACTTACGCTAGACAATGACCCTACTAAGGGAGAAATCCTTGCTTACAAGGCAGGATATATGGCAGGTTATAATCGTGGATCAAACAATAGTTAATGACCTAAGAGAGATGTGGCTTACGGACGAGGAATACCAACATCAAAGGGGTATCCTGGAAGAGTATGTTCGTGTTATGAATATCATAGATGGTATTGAGAAGAAAACAAAAGACAAGTCTACCCTCAAACTTCTCAGGGCAGCTAAGAGAAAGATAAAGAAAGATCTATAATGGCTATTGACAAAAAGATCAAACTACCGTATACTGGTAGTATGAAAACATATGATGAGGGCGTAGAAGCCGAGAGAGAACGTATCGTAGGATACCTGCTAGACGTGGGTAACCAACTAGAGACCTATGTCAAGTATGGCAAACGTCGCTACCGCAAGCAAGCAAAGACCCAGGTTCAGGCTATTGTAGCCATCCTGGAATTCGTTGACCCATCGGTATTCGATGTCGACAAAAATAGTTAAGGTAATCGTAAAGAACGTAGTGGAGTTCGAGGTCGCAGATGGCTTCGAACTATCCAACTATGACAATGAGAACTTCGTAGCACTAGCCAAGAAAGCTATCCTACAAACACCAGTAACCGCACTAATGAACGACGGAAAGTATAAGGTAAAGATCTAATGAGCACAAGAGACTATATAGAGTATGTCTCCATCTATCAAGATAAAGACTTAAACAAATACACAGACACCTGGGACGTTATCGCAGACTTCCCTGATGAAAAGTTTATTCTGGGGTTACTTGAAGACTACGCAAATAAGCAAGACCTGGAGTTAATCTGGGTAGCCAAGGGATCTAAGACAGTCTTCTACGAAGAGGACACTGACACCTTTAACACTGTATATAACACAGATTTTAAGGAAGTAAATATATATGATTAAGTTTGAATTTGGAATGCTTGTATTGGATAACAATGCTACCAAAGAAGATGCTGATGCAGTTAATGAGTATGCTAATTCCATACGCTTACACGAACGTCAACGCATAATCAACCTGCTAAAGAAATCAGATTCAGTATGCAATGAATGGGCTATCGCTCTTATCAAGGGAGAGAACAAGTGAGCAGTAAATGGATTGTAGAAATGATTGACCCAGGCTGTGACTGCTGCTCATACATAGGGGTTGCCGAATTTGATACCGAACAAGAAGCAATTGAGTATGTAGGCGATGATGACAACTTATCTATCTATGACAACTCATACTATCCAGAGGGAGAGAACAATGCCTAAGATTGGTTGCCCTGAGTGTCGGGGTAGACACTGCAAACTACATAAGACTTCGCCTTTTAGTCTGTGGTGGTCTAAGAATGTGAAAACTAATTATTCAAAAATCAAGTGGGCGGTTATCGTTCTTATCAAGGGAGATAACAAGTGAACCATAAGCCAGAATGTAACGAGAAGTGGGAATATGACAAAGACCACTGTATTTGTAATTGGATTGAAAAGGCTGAACAACGGATTCTAAAATTGCTAGAAGACCGCATTATTAGTATGTCTGCTCACCACTCACGACTAGACGAGCAAGAAGGACTTATTCGTGCTATCGCTCTTATCAAGGGAGAGAACAAATGATGGGCGAAACAGACCTACCTCGCGATGGGGATGGTCATCACTGTAATGATTGTCGAAACCTTTACTGCTACCAGTGTTGGTGCGATGACCCTGGATGTTGTGAGGATGAAGAATGAAACTAATCCTAGCATGGACTTGGATAGGTCTAGTAGGATCAGTATTCTTAGGGCTAACGACCTTTATGCTTCTGCAGCTTCCGCTAGAGGTTTGGGTATTACTTGGGATATCAATGCTTATAATGGCTTTCTTTGCTATTACAGTATGGGCAACAAACCAGGTAGCAGAAGATATTGATGATAAAGACTCGGCGGAAAAGCTCGGCGGTAAATAAGAGGAACAAACGCTTGACAAGCAAGCGAGTATCCAGTATAATAGATATATAACAAACAAAGGATTAACATGCAACCAGTTTTATCATTCGTAATGCCAATAGTCTTGACAGCTATCTTTGGTCTATCTTACATTGTCGTATGGGAAATCGTTAAGGAACGATCTCTTCCCAGGTTTGTAGGTGGACTAGCAGTAGCCCTTATCGGTGCTCTGTGCCTAGACCTTGCCTTTAACATTATCATTGGAAACTAATGCAGACATTCCTACCATACAAGAACTTTACCAAGTCCGCCCAAGCCCTAGACTCTAAGCGACTAAACAAGCAGGTGCTAGAGGGCTACCAGATCCTTAAGGTCCTATCTAATCCAGACCCACGTGCAGGATGGCGTAACCACCCAGCAGTTAAGATGTGGCGTGGGCATGAGTTTGGTCTATGGGATTACGTTATGGCTATGGTAGCAGAAGCTACTGGCAGGGGTATTAAGACTGACAAGAATATGGAGAACCTACAGGCTCTTCGTAATACAGAGCAGATTTACTGGGGTAGCGGATTGCCTACCTGGTTTGACAATGATATGATTATGCGTAAGGTAACTAGCACACACAAGGCTAACCTATATCGTAAAGACCCAGAATACTACTCTGGCTTTAAGATTGCCTCATACGGCATTGACAACCAACCATGTTGCGAGGGATGCAACTATTTCTGGGTAACACACTGGGAGAGAAATGAAGCACTGCAAGCTGCATAAGAAAGACTACTTATTGGTATGTCCAATATGTTCAATTAAAACTAAGGAGAAAAATGTACATTAAATCAGATAACGCACTAAAGCGTGAAGTA